GAGGCTCTTGCTGGTGGGGTTATCGAGATAGTTGCAGACAACGATGATATTGGCAAAAAACATGCGATAGATGTATTCAATGAGCTGCAATCAGTTGGCTGCGATTCGCAACTATGGATATGCCCATCGACAAAGGACATTACCGACCACATTGATTCTGGGGCAAAGATTGAAGACCTTGTGCCGTTCGAAGTGGGCGCAGATGTTCTACAAGAGATTCAGATTGAACAACCTGAAGAGCGCGATACAGAGGAGCTTTCAGCCGAGGAATTGACGTTGTTGAAACTCAACGAGTTGCTCAATCGAGATGACCTAACTGCAAAGCAGAAGATAGCAAAGAGCAACCTGATTGTTGCATCATCAACAATTGGGCACGTACTTGACACCGGAAGACTTGTTCAGTGGAATGATTTTCTTGCAGAATCAACAAATGAAACTCATGAATGGGTAATACCAGGACTGGTTGAGCGCATGGAGCGGGTAATCGTTGTTGCTGCTGAGGGTGTGGGAAAAACCATGCTCGCGCGGCAGATAGCTATTTGTTGTTCTGCTGGTATTCACCCGTTTTCGTTTCAGAGAATGCCTCAGGTGAGGACCCTGACGGTGGACCTTGAAAACCCAGAAAGAATCATTAGACGAACGTCTAGACAGATTGCCTCAGAAGCAATGAGTCTTTCAAAAGTAGAAAAACTAGAAGCCTATATTTTGACGAAGCCATCAGGAATGGACTTACTGAAAGCTCAAGATAGGTCAATACTCGAAGAAGCAATCGAAGAAGTGCAGCCGCAGATACTGGTAATTGGTCCTCTGTACAAAGCATTTCTTGACCCAGGTGGAAGAACTTCTGAATCAGTAGCGCTAGAAATAGCAAAATATTTGGATGCAATTAGGACTGTATATAATTGCTCATTATGGATTGAACATCACGCTCCACTTGGTTCAACAATGTCCACCAGAGACCTGCGTCCATTTGGTTCTGCTGTTTGGTCAAGATGGCCAGAGTTCGGTATCTCTTTACAACCAGACCCAACAGCTCTAGGCGATTATGTTTATGACGTTAAACACTTTAGAGGAGCACGAGAAGAACGTCCGTGGCCACTGAAGATGAAACGTGGGAAGAGATTCCCATTTGAAGTTATAGATTGGATGAAAGTTGGGCCATGAGCGAAGATAAGTCTAAGCCAATAACAACTCGGGAATTTTTAAGCGAACGAGATATGCGCATATTTAAAATGCGTCAGGCTGGAACCTCAATAAATGAAATAGCCAGAAGATTTGGAATATCAAACAGCGTCGTTGCAAAGGCAATCCAGCGACAGTTAGAGAAGATGAACAAAGAAGCAGTTCTTGCATACCCGGAAGTACTGAGAATGGAGCTTGAACGACTAGACAACCTCCAACAGGCAATCTGGCCAATGACTCAGCACAGAAGGCAAGTAATGGACGATGGCTCAGAGCAACAGATAGAGCCAGATATGAAGGCTATTCAGCAAGTACTTTCTATAATGGATAGAAGAACCAAACTTCTTGGCATGGAAAGCACCAATATAAACGTCCAGATGGACGTAAATCAGTCGCAAAATGTCAGGGCGACAATTGCCGGACAGGAGGGTGTCACAAGACCTGCAATAGGCTTTGACCCAGAGTCTGAAGCTAGGAAACTTTTGGAACTTATGGCAATTTCTGGTGTTTTGCCAGCAGAAACAGTTAAATCACTCTTAATGGCGAATGACTCCGACATACTCGATGCTGAAATAATCGTCGCAGACGAAGATGGTAGTGTTGAGCCAACGGAAGAGGAAAGTAATGACGACTGACAGCGAAAACACGAACAACACGGCCGGGGTGGTTCATTCAAACATAGGTCCAGCAATGGATAAGGTCGTTGAGTCGATGAATTTAAGTATTCAGCCGATAGTCAAAGAGGATGATGGTCCAGCTCAAGTCCAGCAACTAATTAGATGCACGGACACAGATAGGGACAGATGGCGTCAGGCTGCATCACTGTGCAATATGACCGTGTCTGCATGGATTAGGCAAACACTTAACAACGAAGCCACCACCCTGCTTGAGTGCGACCACCCGATGAATATGATGAAATTGTATCCATGGGCCAAAATTTGCACAAAATGCAACACGAGACTCTAGTTCTGGGGTTAATAAACTCTTAGCCTTTTGCTTGTAGTGGTATTATTGCAAAGGAAATGTCTTCGCAAAATAATGAGTTCGAAATTCCCTTTAATCTGTCGCGTCGCGGTAAAAAAGAGGAAATAAACACAAAATCAATAGGCCGACGAATCGGTTCTCTTGCAGCGAGCAGGTTGGCAAATAAACCAAATTTAGGTGGAAAACGCAGAGGCGGTAGGGGTCTTGGCGTACCAGATGGCGACCTAAACCCAAGAACAAGAATAGATGTAGACGGTGACGGAACGATATTCGATGGATGGCCTGGCTGGGAACAACCAGACCCAACCCCATCATCACCAATCAATACTCCGAGATTGTCTCTTTCCAGTGGGGAGAAAGAAAAGAAACCATCTTTCCCACGGAAACCTACATACGGCCCATTCATTGGAAGCGCCGAAGAGAAGTTCGGCAAAGCAAAAACATGGGAAGAGTTTAAAGAGATTTATGACGACACCGAAATAAACTTCTTTGATTACGAAACAACTGGTCTTGTTTTCGACGAATTCAGAGAGCCGTCATCCAATGGCCAGCCAGTGCAATTTGGTGTTGTGAAGATGAAAGGCGATAAAGAAATAGCTCGCCTCAATTTGTTTATGAATCCAAAAGAACCGCTTGGTGATTGGTCGGCAAAGTATCTCAAAGATAAAGATGGTAAACAACTAACAGATGAATGGCTATCCGGGCAGATGTCCATGGCCGAAGCGCATCAGGCGCTTGTTGAATTCGCTGGAGAAGATGCAATTTTTGGTGTACAGAATGCTGCGTTTGATAAAGACGTTTTAGAACAGACGCTTAGTGATGCAGGAATCGAGTGGCGTCCAGGTGGATATCTAGATACAAAAGATATAGCAGACATGACTCTTCCAAAATGGTCAGAAGAGAACCAGGATGGACCATTCATCATTGACTCTGAGGGAAACAAAAAACCGTCAAACGGTCTCGCAGCAATAACCAAGTATTTAGAGGTTGAGCTAGGAGAAAAACACCATACAGCAGACGCTGATGCTCAAGCCACAGGCCTAGTGATGTCGGCGATAATAAATGGAGCTCTTGAGAGAGATTGGCCGACCAATCTTCTTGATTCAGAAAAAAGAAAAAAGAAGCTGCAGAAAGATAATGAAAAATTTGATGCAGAGATAAAAAAATTCCGCGCCGAAAAAGAAAAATTCATAAAAGACGCAAAAAAGAACGAACAACCAAGCTTGTCATCTGGCTCGCAAGAGCGTCCGATAATAAAATTGGACAACAGCAAAAAGAGACCAGTTATATCGTTCAAAAAAGACGAAAGAGAAATGCTTAAGAAGCATCGCTCGACAAACTACAAGTATGGCGACGACAGCGTTCTTGGCGGAAAAATAAACGCATACAAGAATGACTGGCTAAAAGGGCTTAGTAGTCAACAAATAGCAGATTTGATTGTTCCAGACTCGCAAGATGGACATTTCAGAATGTGGGTTGATGACATTGCTCCTGGCGCATATGAAGTTGAGGGGCCAAGAGCTGCATTTAGAAAATACTACGACGAAATGATGGCAAACTCTCCTTGGGATGAGGTTGATTACTCCACTGGGAACGTGCAGGCATCGAGGGATGCAGTCAAGGCTCTGCTGGACTCATCCCCCGCTGTTAAATGGGCATTTGAAAACCATGGAGCACCATCTATTGGTGTGATGTCAGCAAAAGGAATTGAAGTATACGAAGCAATCCCATCAGTAAATGAAAAATTGGCAAGACTGCAAAATGAAAGAGGTTTAGCCCAAAAACCTTTTGTCAGGGCAAGACTTTCACCAGGTACAAATCTTTTAATATTCAACAA